CTACGTTGTTATTGAGCCGGACTTCCTGTTTTCCGATTTTGATTACCTTTTCCACGACTTACCTCCTAATAAAAAAGGAGCGGGACCATAACAGCCCCGCCCCCGTCTGCTTAAAATGCCGGTGCAGTTGGAGCTGTGAACAGAGTGCCGTAACCAGTATCTTCTGGCTTGAGCACTGCCATTGTTACGCCTGTTGCGTTGTCTCCTGTGCACGTTACACCCAGAGTCTCCGTTGCCGGTTCCTTGCTGTCCTCGATAGTCGCATACTCTCTTGTGATTGCACCAAGAGCGCAGTTATACAGAATGACTCTTCTGCTCTCTGCATCGCCCTCGACCTGAAACGCGATATATACGTTTGGCTTAGTTGCGTTCTTTACGTTCGCAAGACCGCCATTTGTAAGCGTCCTATATCCGAGGAACTGAGTCTTAAACTCATCGTCGAACATAGCAACCTCGAGATCGCCCTCGATGGATCCACCGGAGTATCCGCTCCAGTATGCGATGTTGTCAGCGTAGAACGTATTCTGTTCCGAGCTCTCCTCAGGCGAGAACGAAACAGCACCCTTCTGATGATATGGTGTGCCGAGAGTTGCGGCTCCCTGATCATCGACTGTGTATGTACCGACGTGGAGCTGAGAAATACCAAATTCTACTTTATTAGCCATTGATAAGCCCCTTTCGTTTAGATGTAGTAATAAATCACGAACACGCCCTCATCCTCGATGTAGACGTCCTCGCTTTTCTCATATAAAAAGCCATTGTCCACAAGTGCGGTTTCAATGGCTTCCTCGTTTGATTCGTTTTTCGTTGTGAAGTAATACTCGACCCGATAGCTGTTCTGCTTGTAGTAATGCGTATTGTCAGCCTGGAAGGTCTCTTGTCCGTTACCGATATACACGATATACGGTGGACTCTGAGCCTTCTTGAAATGACTGTACGCACACGGAAGGCCGGTGCTCTGTAATACTTGGAATATTGTCATGGAATATCCTCCATTATCCTCCGAGGCAATTCGTCAGACGCCCACTCTTCGACAGGAGCAATATGCTTCCGCCCGGATACGCGTCCATAAGTGCCTTTTTTATTCCTTACGATGTGCCCATTCTCGAGTAGATGAGTCAGAGGAGCATCTGTGCGGTTATAGACAATAACGTCCATTTCGCCCTCCTTCTTCTTGCCCCATCCACCGGCGTAGGATCCCGTTCTGCGTGGAGATGTGTTCTTGAGTTTCTGGACAGCCTCACGGCTAACAGCGTCAATATTCCGCTTAGTGGATTCCTTGACTTCCTTGTCAACCGTGTCGAGAAGTTCTTTCATTTGAACTTCAATGCTTCCCGTCTTACTCATCGCCCACACGCTCCTCACATATCAAACTGATCCCGTCTCTCTGAGCGTTCCAATCAACTCGGATCACGTTGTACTCGGTGTCCTCAAAGTCGAGCACCTTCTGTCCATCGTAGTCCTCTCGATTCGACAGGAACAACGTCAGAGATGGTTTAAGCCCGAGTTGGGCTGCGTTATAGAACTCGCTCTGGTATACGCCTCGAGGTTGAACGAATACTTCTGTTTCTGTGATTGAGAGCACTTCGTTTCCGTATTCGTCGAATGTCGGCGTTCCGTATGCCTTTAGTGTTGCCACACTGTCATACATTACGCCTCACCCCAATCTGTATATCCTGTTGCTGTCCTTAACTGTGCCTTCTGCTCATCGTAGGACATCTTCAGTCTGTCGTAGTCCTCTGGAAGACCGAACGACATCTTGCAGTAAGTGATTATCGCCCTCGATACAAGAGCATCCAACTCATCCGGCACGATGACACCCGCAACACCGAGGTCGAGTTTGGCTGCGTCAATAAGACCACCCAGTTCGGCGTCGTATGCGTTTGTCTTTATGCGGAGAGCCATCTTTACCTGATCAAGCATTTTCTTACCTCACAATTACTTCTTTTTCTTTGCTGGTTTCGCCTCAGCCTTTTCAGCCTTCGCCTTGACCTCGACCGCGTTGTTAAAGGCTATCAGCCTCGAAGCCTCCTGATCAGAGACCTCGAGGACTGTATCCTTTGCGAATCTGACAAGCGTATCGTGTGTCAGTTTGACCTTCATTATGCAGATACCTTAGCGAAGAACAGATTTCCAACCACTCCGATGGCTGCCGGCTGTCTGCCGAGGATCTTAACGATGTCGGATGTCATGAGAGTCTTGTCATCGTATTTAAACTCAACAGCGGAACCCTTAGGGAGATTCATCATTACACCGCTCAGGTCTCCGATGATTGGAGCAGTAGCAGCGTCTGAGAACAGAACCTCAAGTCCATCGAATGGATCCACCGCGTAAGAAGCGGACAGCTGAAGGCTTCTGTATGATGCGTACTGTGCTGGTGTGCAGATGATAACGAGATCGTTTGCAGCGGAACTCAGGAGTGCTCTTGCCTGTACGAAGTCGTCGATAGCACCAGCAGCGGTGCCAGTCTTTGCTACGGCTGGAGCTGTGGCTGTGGCTGTCTGTGGAGCTGCGAGGATAGCAGCAACAACAGCGTTCTCTTCTGCCTTGATGATTCCGCGAGCAACTTCGTCATAGATGTAGGACAGATAAGCCTCACCGCTCATGCTGTCGAGAGCCTCGTCGGAGATCTGTACGAACTTCTTGTAAGTTTTAGGAACGAGATTAACGATGCCAAGCGTCAGAGCCTCCTCTGCGATGGCCTCGTGTCTCTCGCTCAGCTGTGAAGCTGCTGGAGCCGAGATTTCGAATCCGACCTTAACGTTTCCGGCTGCTTCCATTCTGCGAACTCTTCTGAGGATTTCGCTGTCCTCAAGTCTCTTTGCTACGATGTCAGCAACGAATGAAGGAACTGGAACTGTGCCGTTCTGTGTGTTGTCGCTGAAGAGAGTTCTGCACTCTGTAGCATCGCCAGTCTTGATGTACTTCGCAAATGCCTCGATGTACTCGTGGCTGTTTCTGATTTCCATATCAGTCATTTCGTGTTCATCCTTTCTTGTTTCGATTTCCTTGCCCGCACCATTGGCAACTGCCTTAGCAGCCTTGCGGGACTCTTCTTTTTCGAGATTGAGAGCCTTTGTTCTCTCCTCGATTGCTTCAAGCTCAGCGTTCAGAGCGTCGAGTGTTTCAGCGTCGGCCTCTTCTGTCTCGGTAGCGATAGCCGATTTTCTTTCCTCGAGCTCGTCCATTCCGAGCATCATGATTTCTTCGCGTGTCATTAGATTTCTCCCTTCAACGCTCTTGCTTTAACTTCTGCTCTCTTTGCCTCGAGTGCTCTCTTCTCTTCCTCAAGTCGCTCCGCCTGAATCCTCTCGATCACTCCGTCGGTAAGATCGCCAATGCTTCGAGTAACCGCATCCGCTGCTATCGAAGTGCCGTCATTGGCTGGAATCGAAACTGCGCTCACGTCATAGAGTTTGCCCACCTTTGTGATGTGCCTCGTATAGATCCAAATGCCAGCGTCGTCCTGTTCTTTGTCTTCGCTCTCACCTGTGACCGTAAATCCGAAGCTCATCCTATCGGTGTAGCCTCCCGCGATCTCTTCGTACAGTTCGCGTCCGATCTCTGTACCACCAAGATCTGCGGATATAAACAAACCCTTTTCGTCCGGCTCGACGGAAAGAGTGTTGTTCCTTGTTCTTGCGAATACTCGACCACGATGGTCGTACTGCATGATGACATCGCTCATGTCGGTCTCATCGAAGGCCGTTCTATCCACAACCTCCCAGAGCTCCCAACCTTCGCCACCAAACAGTTTGTAAGGCTCATCGAATGTACTCGCATATCCATTGACGACCTTCTTCTGATCCTCTTCACCATCAACAGCTTCGCGGATCTGCATCGTCATGTTTCTGTATTCTCTGTCATTCTTGACCATTGTTTTCGTCCTCCGTTCCTGTTTCGGATACCTTTTCGTCTGCGTCTATGTATTCGCCTCTTATGAAGCGGACGTCACCGTTTTCGACGGTTCCGTAATTGAACAGCTCACGCGCCTCGTTGATGGACATGACTCCACGATCGAGGAGTTGCTGTGCCATCTGCACCTTCTGCGATGTGCTCATATACTGGAGCCTGTTTGCGTTCGCCATAACGTAAGAGCCCTGTGCGCGTTCTCTCTCACTAAACAGCATCTTTGTTAGTGCCTCCGAGAACTGAATCGCAAACGGCTCGATACATCCATCAAAGAATCCCTCGAGCTCTTCCGCTTTTGCTTTGTTTTGGAGCACGTCTTCATTCACTCCGAAATAGTTGAATACGTTCTCCCGAATCTGCTCCATCTGATCAGCGTCGATCGAGTACGGCTTAACATCTATCTGTTTAATGTCTTTGTAAGTATTCGGGAACAGGAGGAATCCACCCGCCTCCGATTCGCTCGACAGATTCTCAGCCGTGAAGCGTTCACGCTCTTTCGCAAGGTCTTCAGGTTTCGCAAAATTCGCAAGCTGTGCCATAAAACGGAATGTTGCTGCGTTCTTCACGCCCTCTTCGATGCCCTGATTCTGAATGTGGATCAACTGCATCGTTTCGCGGAGCGCCCTGTTACTGTCTCCAAAGAAATCATCGTGATACTGATGTTTCGTCAAGACCGCACACTTGCGGAATTCGACCGCTGCATATTGTCCGTTACTGAACTGATACCTCAGCCATATCTCATCGTCGTATTCCACCAGTGTGCACGATGCCGGGAGCACCGGATACACTCCAGTAATGATCATTCGCTCATCGAACACAGGAACCACGAAGGCCGTGTTATTCACATCAAGGATGGTGCTCAACCTATAAAGGAACTGAGACCATGTTTGCCACTGATTCGGTCCGAGTCGCAGTTTCGCCTGAAGCGATGGATTCGCGGATCCATTCACTTCGACTTTCAGTTTGGAAATGTGCCTCGCTCTTGCGTCGATTGCTGCCCTCACTATCTCCGACTCATAAACAGCACCGCCCCAATTCGTAAACATCGGCTGATATGCTGTGAGAGTCTGAAACAATGAGCGGGCTTTGCGAATCGCTTCGTCTGATTTCTCGGCCTCTGCCGGTCGAAAGATTTTGTCCAATAAGCTCATAGATTAACCCTCATTTGTGAGTTGGTATCCTATCTCGGAATACCACTTCTGACGGACTGTCATCGCATCTGCAAGAGCAGCGACTCCGTCAATTCGCGCTCTCTGATTTATCTTGACGAGACGTCCTCTGCCTCGTTCAATGCTCATCTTGATTGCTGCGTTCAACAGGTGCGACTTCAACAAATCGTTGTCGCCGATGTAGACGCGTCCATCTTTGATCAGTCCCTCCATCTCCTGGAGCACAGGCCACAAGTTGTCACCCTGATAAACATCGTCACACTGGAACCCAGCGCCCTCGAGATCCTTCACCAAATACTGCGAACTGTATCGGTCATAACCGACCTTGAGCGGATAGATCTCGTGCTCGCTGATGAGCTGAGCCATCCATTGATAAACATCGTTATAGTCCACAATGTTCTCACCGCTTGCCGATAGGAATCCACGACGAATGAAGTCGTAGTACGGAACACCATCCTCAGCGACACGTTGGTCGATGCGCTCGGACGGCATCCAAAAATGAGCGAGTACGTTGAGACGTCCATCCTTCTCCACAACGATTACCGCTGCCGTGAGGTCCGTGGTCTGCGACAGGTCGATTCCTGCCACACAATAACAGCCACGGAAGTCCTCGAGCCGTATCGGATCACCGCTGATCTGCGCGATGGTCTGTGCTGGTAACCATGCGAGTGAACTGTTCTGCTTTATGCAGCAGTATTTGCACATGAACTCAGCCTTCTTCGAAAGTGAGCCCTCTGCGACCGCTATCTCCTCGAGCATATAGTCCACTGAGACCGACGTCCCGAGATTCGGATTGCTCTTCCTCAGTTCGTTCGTGTCGTTCCACTTCTCGATGTCATCTATCATGTAGAGCATCGGAAGTAGTTTCGTCTCTTTGCTGTCGCCCAATAGAAAACGAGTCGATCTCTTGACCAACTCGTCATATATTCCATCGTTTATGTATCCGGAAGTGGTGCAGCTGAGGAGAATCCCCTCGGGCCTTGCACCCATTCCGCTCTTCATTACTTCGTATTGTTTTAGTCCAGCGTCTCCTTGCCACGCTGCGACTTCGTCCATAATGCACAGGCTCGGATTAAATCCATCCGACTTCTTTGCACTGAATGCTATCTTCTTAACGGTGCTGTTTGTCGCCGGTATAGATAGATCCGATTGTCTATGCCTTGCAAGTTCCGAGTCGTCCCTGATCAGGCGTCCCCTGGCATCGGTTTCCTTTACAGTCTCACGTAACTCTTGCCACTCGGGATCCAGTGTAATCATTTGCCAAATATCGTTATAAACGAGATCCGCTTGATCAAGTTTCGGAGCGACACAGAACACCCTCGAGCCATATTCGGCGCTCCTGAATTCGTAATCGCCGAGAGCCGACGCAAGTTTCGTTTTTCCATTCTTGCGACCTACTACGAGGAGGACCTCTCTAAACTGTCGTCGACCCTCAGCGTCCACGACCCCATATATGCAAGAGATAAACGCTTTCTGCCAAACTTCAAGACGGATGCTCCCCGGAGCAAGTGGTCCCTCAGTATGGAAACAATGCTCTTCTATCCACTCAATAGCATCTGTCGCCTTCTTCTGGTCAAAATAAAACCGTTTCTCCTCGAGACCGTGGACGATGTAC